AAGTTCCCGTCCGACTTGCGAATCAGAACGTGCGGCATCGTCGCAGGATCAAGCTGATACTCAGTGCCTGGTGCAACTGTCTCCGCCCATTCCCCTTCGCCAAATGTCCCGCTGCGAGGCTCAAAGGCAACGTGATAGTCGTCGAACGATGTGCCGGGATCTCCGGTGATGTTGATCTGATAGCCCTCAGGAGCAATCGTTGGCAGTTCAGTGAACACCTGCACGGTGTTCAGAATTGCTGTGATCGTTGCGTTGGCCTTAGCGTCAACCGCTGCAACGGTGATGGGACTGGCAGACCTAAGCCACATCACTGAGCCAGATCGGCTGACAGTGATCCCAGCAATGCTGCTTATCCCGTTGTTGCCTCCTGGGCCGTCCATCAATGCCTGGGCAATCTCTTCTGAGCTGATCCTGTTTTCAGTAACAGTGGATCCGCTGACGACGACTGCTGACACGGGTGTTTCAACAGCGACCTGCGTGCCATTGACGTTCACTTCGTATCTGTTGCCGTAAACCGCTTGCTTGATCCAAATCAAGCACTCATGGGCCGCTGGTCTGGCGACCTTTGGCGCCACCGCCGAATCCATCGCCGTGGCAGTCAGAGTGTTTGTGATCCAGGTGAAGTCAGCGATCGTGACCGCACGGATCTGTTGAGTCGCGTCAGTAACCGTGCTCAGGTAGTTGTATGCGTTGGTGTCGACCGTGACGGTCTTTTCGGTGCCGTCAAGCTCGAAAACCTTGACCGAGCTATTGGTGATGACGCTGATGTATTCCTCCTGCTGATCACGAAGGATCGTGTGGAAGAAAGCGTCGCCAAACGGTGTGGTGCTGACCCTTGCTAACGACCTGCTGCTGTCACGCTTTCGCAGACCCTCGGCAATGGACGAAACGCCATTGATCTGGATCTCGCCTTGGCTTGGATCCTTTTGCGAGTCAGGCTGCTGCGACACCCCTTGGATGAGGTTCGGGATTGTTACCGCAATGTTTTTCATCAGAAGATTGAGTAGCCGTTAGCAACGCGGCGGTTCATCAGCCCTGTGTTTGGCTGATACGTCGGGAAGGCATAGGCGCCGGTAAGCATGTTGGATTGCTCTTGCTCCATCTCAATCCGCTCAAGCTCCGCTTGGGCATCGGCTTCATCCTTGGCGGTGTATTTGAACAACGCCTCAGATCCCAGCGATCGATCAGAAAAGATTCGCGCTGCTCTGACAGTGACCCAACGGTTGTACGCCTCGGGTACGTCGTCCCACGGCAGCAGCCAGATCACATCAGCCGCAATCTCCTTGATCTGCTCATCAAGGACATAGGTTCGCTTCAGCAGGTCGTAAACCTTTTGACCTCGCAGCTGGAAGCGACCGTTGTATTGATAGCGATTGACCGAAAAACCAACGACCGATGCAGGAACAGCGATGTTTCCGGTGTTGGCATCCCGAGCGAACGGGTAGTTGAATTCAGTGTTCCAGCTCCAACCTTTCGTCTGCCCCTCCTTGTGAACCTCGAGGACTGTCCGCTGGGCGATTCGAGCATCTTGAATCTGCTCGTTGTCGAGAGTGTCGACCGGCTGCTCGCCGATGTTTTCAAGGCAGATATTTACAGCGTCTAAAAGACTGGTTCTCCCTTGAGCGGTGGACTGCGCAACTAGCGACATTTGCTCTACGAGGACGATGACCGCATTCTGACGGAACACAAAAAAAGGGGCCAGCCGTAGCTGACCCCCCTGCTCTCGCGCTTTCCGATTACAAGGTAATCAGGTGGTTGAGATTTGGCAGGCACACTCAGCACGGAGCACGCCCATGCCCAGGGCCTGGCGGGCGACCATCAGGTCCGACTGGTACTGAACACGGAATTCAGAACCTGTCAGCTGAAGTGAAGGGCTCAGCAGAGACACAACACCAACCGCGTCACGATGGAAGATCAGGCCGCGGCACTTGCTGAGGTCTTGCTGGTAGTCGGTGTTGTAGTCACCAGCGACCAGTGTGTAGCTGGCTTGGTCAACATGATTGCTCGAATAGAGAGGAATGCCAGCAATTCTGGCAGTCTCGCCCTGAGCAATAGTGCCGTTACCTCCACCACCGTTGAAGTCAACATTGATCGCACGACTTGACTGGGTGATTGAGTAGTAGTCGTCTGGGGTGAAGACGGCATACATGTTGTCAATCGGGACATCCTTCTTTTCGAAATCGACCCGAGCAGAAAAGATAGCCTCGACCAGCTCGTCACCACGTTGTTGACGGGTTTGAGCGTTAAATGTCGCGGCATCTTTGCCCAGATCGATCGCATTGCCGGTGCGGCCTGCGTTCGGGGGATCCTTGGCAAGAGGCTCGGTGCTGTTGTTGGCAGCGGCGTAGACAAGACGCGCAACACGCTTGTCGTACTCGTATGCCAGGCTTCTGCCCAGTTCTTTTGTATAGATCTGACGAACGTCGTAGTAGTTCATCAGTTCATCAACCTGATAAATCGCAGCGTCTGCGATCATCAACGCATCGAGTTCGATAACTCTTTGGTTCAGGTCGGAAGGATCATTACCTTGACCAAGGATTTGTGTCCCTGGTTGATGATAACGGGCCTCCATTTTTCCAGTAATTGGAAAACTTACTGAGCGGCCTCCGCGAATGTTTCGTTCGCGTGTTTTGCCTTTGAAAATTGTTGCGGTGAGGAAGGCGTCAAGGACTTCCGCGGCTCCAAGCCGCAGAAACATTGCGCGGTCTTTGTCCAGGCCTGAAGCGCCAGGACCCCAGGTCGCTGCATCGCCCTTAATTTGGCCTAAGCGTTGCAGCGCTACATCAGGAGGAGTAGCCATTAGTTTTTGGAGGAATAGTTTTGGTTGTTAGACCGCCCATTCCTCCCTGGCCGTGAGTTGTCCTTTCGGGCTCACCCAGTTCCGGTTGCTGTCTTGCTTACTAAGTTACTAGAACTCAGGCGAAGCCGCCAATATCATCTGGACCTTGTTTCGGTAAGCCTCATCTACGTCGTAAATACGCTGACCGTTGTCATTCCTTTTGTTCATTGCATCCAGCAGCTGTTGCTGGCTTGAGAACGTGACCTGATTGCTTGATGGTGTTCCGCCGCCGTAGAGCTGTGGCTCTGTGTCCTGCTGCACAAGCCCTTGACGAGCCTGCAGGGACTTCAGCGCCCAGCGCACAGCCTCAGCGTTGCCGGAGTCGACTGCAGCGTTGTAGCTGGCTCGCTCCTGCTCGCTCATGTTGTCTCGGCCCCATGCCTGCAGATCGTTGAAAGCCTCTTGTCCGCCGACCTCGCCAAGGATTGCGCTGGCATCAGCCTCAGAAAGACCATCACTAATGGTTGCTGGGGCAGCCTGCGCCTTCGACACAAACTGCTCAACAACGCTTTGAGGGACCTGGAACGTCTCCGCCAGTGTTTCGTAGTGCTCGCTGATGTCTTGGCCTTGATCAGCCCTAAACATCACCTCACCCAGGTCCACGCCCTTCTCAGCAAGACTCTCCACGGCAGCCGCGCCATACCTCTCGGAGGCTTGCTCCGCTGTGTACGTGCCCGCCTGTCCCGGTGCTGACTCAGGCTCAGCCTGCCCTGCCTCCTGGGACTGCTTTCCTGACTGCTGCCCAAGCTTCTTCTGTAGCTCTGAATAGGCCTTTGCCAACTCATACGGTGACTTGAACTTGCCGAGGATGTCCTCCTCCTGCTGGGCTTCCTCCTGCTCACGGGCATATTGCTCCACAAGGTTTTCTTGGCCGGGGGCGACCATCCCCTCGATGCCTTCAGGCGTCGTGATTTGAGGTGAGGTGTCTGGCTGGCTGCCCTCAACAAAAGGCTGAGGGGTGACGTTTGCAGAAGGCGCTAGTTCAGGGCTCATTGAAGTTGTGGTTCAGGGTTTTCTGCTGTCATCTGCACTTGCTGTGCGGTCTGTGCAGCGTCAGCGAGGTTCTTTGGATCAGCCAGCTTCGATTGCATCAACATCTGCTGCTGAGCCTGTTGTTGGGCTGCTTGCTGTTCCTGAGCCAACTCCTCTTCAGACTTGATCAATCCGAGAGTGTCGATACCCATGGAATAAGCAAGACGTTTAATCAGCTCGGTCGGCTTGACATAAGTGGCCAAACTTTCCGGACCCATTGTTTGTCCCAACGTCGTTGTAAATCTAACGAGCTGCTCCAAATCGTTACCGCGACCAACTGCAGCAAGGCCAACAGTCATCACTGGCTTCACCAATTCCTTCGGCAGCATCGGAAGCTTTTTCTCACGCTGCAGGATGTCCAGCTTGCGAGAGACGTAAGGGACTTGGAATGTCGTCTGGAGCACGCTGTAAATAGAGCCCAAAGAGTTCTCGATCTGCAGTGCCGTCAGACGAACTTCCTCTGCCGTGGTGCGCTCGGAATCGCGTACGTCAGCAAGCATAAAAGCCTGTGACAGCCTGGCTTCAATCTGCGTTTTTCCCTGCATCGCCACCTGAAGGTCGGTGGATTTTTGAATCTGCAATGCAGCCACATCAGCCGGGTCTCCGGTAACAAATGCACCGTTTGCACTATCCGCCAAATTTGCCGCTTTAGTGACGCCTGATGGCTTAACTAGGAAGAGGATTTTGCTGCTGGCCAAGCTGCCTTCTGCAATGGCCTGGCAAAGCGCCTCGACGGTTTGCAGGTCAGCGAGAGCGGCAGTCTCGACGTAACTGATTCCGTACTGCTGGCCATCGCTGCGGATCATCGTCAGCGGAAGCCATGGCGAGACATCTTCCGGCCTGCTGAACTCACTGCCAGGAATGATCTTGTCGTTTACTTCCTGGTGCCATTTGCAGACGCCGTTTCTTCCCTGGCCGTTCCTCTCCCACTGGATGTAGGTGTAGATCCGAACGGTGTCCCCGTTATCGCGGCGAGGAACAGGATTGACGATGTCGTCAATAAGACCAGAAGTAACGTCGTCATCGTCGTCTTTCGCACGAACCATTTCTTGAATCTTTTCTGGCAATGTTTCAATTGCCAGCTGCTCGCAGATCACCACCTCGAGGGGATTGCCCATCGGATCCCGCTGACAGACGTAGCGGTTCAAATGGAAACAGCGCAGACCTTCTGGGGCGATATGCAGCAATGCATTGCCGCCGACGATCAGATGCAGCAATGCCTCGTGAAACACCACACGGTCGTTGCTGGCCTCGATCTCACGAAGCACCTGCCGTTCGATCTGGCTAAGTGATTGCTCAAAGTCAGTCCTCTGCTCAGGACTAACTCCCAGCTTTTGCAGCTCTGCATCATCCAGCGAGAACCTAAAAAACTGCTGCGTGGGAGGAAGCAGGCCAAGAAGCATTCGGCTGGCAAGGTTCAGAACACCTCGAGCGCCGATTCCGTTCCATGGAACTGGGAACGTCTCTTTCGTATCGGCAACCGGCTCTGAGCTGGTCGGAATCAGGTACGGAATGGTTAGCCGAGCGCACGCCCGACCCCTGCTGAGGTAGTAGTCCCGGTCCTGGGCCAGGTCCTCGTAACGCTGAGCTGCTGTCTTTTTCATTAGATAGAGAGGTTGGTGCCTCGAGTAGAAGCAGATCCACGTGAATAGTTCGCAGCAGACGTTCGAGCGCCACGAGCACGCGCACCGCGCTTGGTTTGCTGCGCTGTAGGCGCCTTCGGCTGCTTCCTGCCCATGATTCGCAGTGAACGCGCCGCCACATTGCCGGCTTGCTCAACTCTTTCGCTCTCAGCAGCAGCGTCTGCCTTAATTGCTGCAATCTGATCAGATGAAGCGGACTGAAGAGAGTTAATCCTCTGAGTTGATTGCACCTGTAACTCTGCAACCCTGGCGGCTTGATTTGCTTGAGTTTGCTGAGCAAGCAGTTCGTTTTCAGCCTTCTGGTCAAACAAGTCAACGTAAGCCTGATACTGCTCGTTGAAGTTATCAATCATGGGATTGAAAACATTTGTCGGCGGATTGCCATAAAGCGGCAATTGCTGGCCTGCTATGAATGCAGGACGCCTTTGGTTGTTGTCGTTGATCGACCATTGCGCTTGCCATTGCGCATAAGGGGATCCCCCGTACCAGGCCTGGTCGAAGAACTGCGCCCTTGACATCTTGTTATTGAAATCAAGCATCGTCAGATCCCCAGATTGATACCCGAGCCGCTTGCGTTTTTAACGCCAGCAGTGCTGATCCGTAAGCCGGTCGGCTTCTTCTTTTTCTTTGCGTAAGTCTGCGTTGTTTGCGCAGCTTCCGGCTCAGTCTGCTGAGAAGTCACAGTCAGTGCGCTGACCTGTTTCCTTGCTGCATCAGCAGCGCCTTCGGCCAGCTGACCAGCAGCCTCTCCTCTGGCAGCTTCAACATCACTGTCGGAAGAGGACTGCTGAGCCGCAATTAGAGTGTCATACTCTGCCGAAAGTGCGTCAAAAGCAGAATTATTTTGATCAATTTGACCCTGTAATTGAGTCTGAAAAGCATCGTTCTGAGTGTTTACAGCGGCCAGCCAATTTTCCATGCTCGTCCGCTGAGCAGCAATCATGTCCTCGCTAGGACCCTGATAAACAACTTGAGGCGGTTGAGGCTGAGATCCAAGGCACATTGGTTTTCTCCTAAGTGATGTTTAAGCCAGTTCCCTGACCTGATTTTCGTGCGACCTTGCGGCCAATTCGCAAGGACTGTTTGCCCTTGCGAGTATTCACGCCACGCTCTCGGACGCCAATGTCAGGAGCGCTTGCTGTTTTCTCTGGCGGCGGATTGCCCATCAACACAGACAAGCGCTGGGCTTGCTCTTCGAGCTTGTCCGTCTCCTCTGCCTGAGCAACCTTGTAATCAGCAATCTTTTGCTTGACCTCTGTGATGCCTGCCAAGGATTGATTGACTTCTCCTTGGAGAAGCTTGTTGTCGTTATTGATTTGCGACATTACAGCGTCTCTTTGCAGCTCAAACTGCTGGTCGTACGCCCGATAGTCAGGGACCGTAATCGTCGCCCTGTTGCCGCCACCACCCATGCACATCAGTTGTGCCCTCCTAGCTCCATGGTGGTCAGCATGTCTTCCTGCTGCTCCTGATACTTGTAAGCCAGCCATCTGACAGCAGATACCTGACCCGCTTTGAACATGATTTCGCGGTCACTCCAATCAAGGCTTGGAGATTGATCAGGGAATTCAGCAGCCATTGCGGCCACTAATCGCTGATCAATGGGCGGCAATGGAAACACTCTGCGGGACCGTAGATATGGCAACTGTATCTAAGGTGGCTGTAGAAGCCCAGCCGCTCATGAGTGACCAGCTTGAAAAACTTGGCGAAATCCACGACCTCGTAATTAACCTCACGCTTGATCGCTTGAGAGATGGCGATCAACGAGCAGTGAGCGATGCAATGGCATTGCTGAAGAACAGCAACGTCACTGCAATCCCTGCAGAAGGCTC